ACGATACAGCAACGGAAATTTTTACTCAAATTGGTCATACTATTGGAGATGACTTTAGATTGTATTTTCCTATAGCTTATGGATTGTTTCAAGGACCAACTCCTACTTTTAGTGGTAGGAAACGTAAGGTTCTTGTGGAATTGGGTGATATTAGTGCTGGGGGTTGGCAACCAGCTAATCCTCCTGTAGCTCGTAAATTGGTTGATGTGGATGATAAGGAACTTCAATTGGGACATGCCAGGGTTGTGAAGTTGCCCACCCTGCAAACGGTTCCAAAGGCTGTAGTTGATACTATAGTTCAGCATGTTTCTAAGATAACAGGTATTCCTGAGAAGCATGTTAGAGAGGTAGGTACTCATGCTATGGGTATGAGTTTTAAACAGAAATTGGATAAGTGGTTTAACATCTTTTGGCATGGTTTACAAGATAGTTATAGACTGGGTGGTGCATCGTCAATTGGGCGACGGAGAAGGGCACCCGAATTTGAAGGTGATGATGGATTAGTTTGTATGGATCCTTTATGTAGTGGGTGGCCAGAAAGTTATGTTTTGCCCATGAAGAAGGACGATAGTGATCATGAAATTATTGACTATGACAAAGTTAGAGTTTATCGTGAGAAAGTTTTTACTGATGAAGAAGTGCGTACTTTCTTGCAATCTCTTCCGCGTAAATTTAAAACCCTTACTGAGGCTGATATGAGGGGTCCAATAAGAGAAGAAATGCCAGGTATGGGTGGTTTTACAGGTGTGACGACGAATACTCAGGTTATATCTCAAGCTTTTCCTTCTATTGCAACAGTTGGTGTAGTAAATACTTTTCAGTTGAGTGCAACTGCAATAATTACTTCTACTGTAGTTACGGATGTAGTTGATATTACGTATACAGTGGGGAACGTTACGGATGCATTTGCTTTTATTCAAACAGTTTCTGCTGTTAGTAATGTACCAACTGTTATTAATATGACGTTTCCAACAATACCGACTAATGCTCTAATTGATGTTACGATTACAGCAATAGGTACGGGGGTGGTTGAGCATGCAGTATCTATGGGGGTCTATGTTGCATCATCATTAGTGGGGACTGTTCCAGTAGTAATAACAGGACAGCCAATTCAGGTTACTGAATATGCTAATTTAGAATTGTTACGTGATCCCTGGAATTCTTCTTTTGAATCATTATTAGGTGACGTAGAGATAGATGGTCCTATTATAGAACAAATGGAAGAAGAGTGGAGTGATGCGCCAGGTGATGCTATGGTTGATCCTAAGGATATGGAAGAAGCTGATGTATTTGCTGACTCGTTGTGTGAGAAGATGACACGTTATGCAAGTGCTATAGGAGAAAGGTGTAATCCTATAGTGTTTTTTCGTGATACATTTGAGAGTATACATGAATGGTGTACTAACAAATGTACTGTAAGAGCAGTAGAACATGTGAAGAGTAGGTTGTCGATTGTGACGGATAATGTGCTTGATAGAATATTGCCTGTTGTTATATGGATGATAGATTTTGTTGCAAACTTGTATGTAATGTTTACTACTGAATCACCAACATTGCGTACGCTGATGATAACTTCCTTAGCTGCTAAATGTGTATTAGCTTATCGTTATGGATCCCAATTACTGGACAAACTAGATGAAGTACTTGGGATAAAATATGACGGTATAGAAATGCAGGGGCCTGATCCAAAACAAGCAGTCTCTGGTACAGTGGCGACAGCCATGGTTGCAGGGATAGCTACTATGTTAGGGTATAATTTGTGTTCGGCTGATGTAAAAGATGTGCGTAATTTAGCTACGTGGAAATTTGCAGAAGCGTGTGCGTCTTTTTCTAAAGTTGCAGGAGCTGTTCGTAGTATTCCGACACTTTGGACTGCAGCTGATGCAGGAATAAAGGCGGCTATTGCTTTCTTTATTGATGGGCCAGATTGTTTTACTAGTTGGGCTGATAAAAACCATGGTAAGTTAATAAAGTGGCAGAGAGATTATGATGATATGAAAAGTGTGAATGCATTTGTTAATTCTGGTTTATTTAAAGTGATTGAAGG